AAAGCTTGATAATATAATCTTAAAGATATATTCTAATTTACCATCTAATTCAATATACTCTTTAGTTAATTTATTTTGAATAAGCTCAGTATTTATTTTGAATTTATCTTTATCATAGAATTCAGGTATTACAAAATCAAAATCTAATAGGTCTTGTTTAACCTCTGATATGTATATGTTATATAGCTTACATATAAGGTAAATATAAATCTCATCTTTCTTATTACCTTTTAATTTAATCTCTCTTAAATCAACTGATTGACAGAAATTCAAGAAATTGATTAAAATTAATGTGTATATTTCAACGAACTCAGTACTATTACTCTCACTAAGTCTTTTATACATTGGATTTAAAAGCTCGAATGAAATATCTTTGGTTTTGCTTCTGATAATAAGCTTTTCTATGTTCTTTTGAAACTCATCTTCCATTAAGAATGAATTCTCTAAATAAGGATTTAAAATTTTGTAAAAGAAATATGTAAAAGAACTCTCACCAAAAATATAATCTAAATCATCTTCGCTCGTATTGATAAAGTATTTAATAGCTTCTACCATTTTATCGGTAAACTTACCTTGGTAAATAACAGGAATCATATCAACATTAAATAATCTAGAATACTCATCCAATTCATCAAGAACAAAATCATATTTACCATTTTTATAGATAGCTGTTAATACTAATCCATTTTTTGGCATTCTATTATACTCTATGTTACCAGGTGATAAATCAGGGAAGTATTCGAAACAGAAGAACCATTTCTTATTTAAAAGTGCTTTAACTCTAACATCTAAAGAATTCAGATAGTTTATAGCCGGGTTGTAGTATTTTTGCATAGCAAGATCTATCAAGTTGATAGGTTCGCTCGAAAGTGTCTTAGGTTTTATTACAAACTCTGTTCCATTCCAATTAACCCATATTTTAGATCCTTGTATGTCTTCAAGTACACAAATATCATCACTAAATAATTCATCTAGTAGATTTTTGTCGCTTATATCATTTAGTGTTATTAACTTACTCATATTTTTGATTTCTATTTTTATCAAAAGTATATATTGTTTTTAACCTTCTTCTTGCATAAAGAATAATACTTTCTCCAAGTTTTCTTTATTATAATCAATCAAAGGAGGTCCGCCCATCTTTAAATAGTCTTGATATAATTGGTTATATTCATCCATTGTGTAGATTCTACCACCTATTTCACTGTATATTACATCAGTGTCATTTACGCTTATTGTTTTATTCTGTAATCTTGTTTCACCATAAGCTGGTCCAACGGGACCAACTAATTCAGTTCCACTTATTTCATTTATAAATTGTATATACCTTTTAATCACTTTAATATATTATTTTCTTATGAGCAATTTACCCATATATTCTGCTTGCTCTTGTAGCGAATATCTGTTCTTATCAACATTATAAATAATATTATACAGAAATCTTTCATTTAATAGAATAGTCATATCACGCATAATAACTTTACACTCATCTTTCGCTATATTATTCGTTACATCTTGTATCAATAACCCTATCAATCCGTCTCTGTCGTGAATATCACAAACTACTTTTTTATTATTATCTAATAACTGTCTAACCTTTTCATATGTTACATTTTTGGATAACAGCATATAATCTCTATCATCAAACCGTTGTCTTTTTGCAATTTCTTCTAAAACTTCAAAAATCCCCTTCATATTAATATCCTTAGTTAGTCTCATATCCAAAATATTATTTTATAATTTATATATTAATTCTCCAAAGCAAATATACACTATTATTTGTATATTCTTTATCTTAAAGGATTTAATTTTTTAATATATAGTATTATGGATAAACAATTGTTAAATGCACTGGATAACTTGTCAGAAGCATTGGTTATGATAGCAGATGCTCTTGGTAAAAAGGGTAATAGTAATACAACGACAGCTAATGTTTTACAAAGTGGAGATTTTTCGAAACAATTAAAAGCTATTGATGCAGGTGTTAAATCTATCAAATCCGATACCAAAGAAATACTTAAAAACCAAAAGACTATATTAGAACTTTCTAAAAGTAAGAATAAAACTCCAATGGAGGAAATCGGTGGTGATAAGAAAGCTGAGAATGATATCAAGAAAGGAGTTGGTACTATATTAATGATAGCGATAGCTGTATTAGCTATTGGTATGGCATTTAAACTAGTCGGAGCTATTGATTTCTTATCAGTAGTTGGACTATCACTCGCAATTGTTTTGATGTCCGTCGCCTTTGAGAAGATAGCCAAGCTCGACTTACCCATAGATAAAGTTAAAATAGCTGCTGGTGCTATGGTTATAATGGCAATAGCTATAACTATATCTTCTTGGGTTCTTAAATTGGTTATGCCTATATCATTTGGGCAAGCAATTACATCCATATTAATTGCTGGTATGTTTAGTGTAATCGCATTTGGACTTAAAAATTTAATACACTCACTTGATGATATTGGTGTAGCTAATCTAGGTAAAAGTATTCTTTGGTTACCTCTTATACTACCTGCTATGGCACTTGCGATCGCTGTATCGTCTTGGGTTCTTACACTTGTTGTTCCAGTATCATTCTCACAAGCAATTACCGCAATATTAATCGCTGGTATGTTTAGTGTTATGGCTTATGGCTTGGAAAAAATAATAACAGCTACCGGTAAGATTAAGAATATAGGAACAATTTTATTATTACCTCTTATATTACCAATGATGGCGATTTCAATAGCAATGTCATCTTGGGCGTTGCAATTTATTATGCCTATTTCACTTTGGCAAGCAGTAACCGCTATATTAATTGGTGCTTTGTTTGTTGTTTTATCATATGGTATTGCTAAGATAGCTGAGGGAGTTGCTAAAATGGAGTGGAGTAGTGTTGCTAAAATACCAGTATTCTTTTTCTTAATGTCAACTGCTATTGCGGCATCCGCTATGGTGTTCTCATTATCAGAGAAGTACTTCCATTTGAAATTTGAAACTTTAATGAACGCAATTATAATCGGATTTACAATGAGTATTGTAACTCTTATAATATCATATGCTGTTAAGAATTTAGCAGATCTTACTTTACCAAAAGTTGTTTTAATACCGGTATTATTTAGCTTATTAGCATTGGCAATCGCTGTGTCTGCTGCTATATTCTCAAATTATCAAAAAGAAATAGATTCTATATCAGATTCAGTTTTCACTATATTAAAGTTCAGTATAATTTTAGCATTATCTATCGCTGTTATGTCGATAGCGTTTTGGTTAGTTAATAAATTAGGTACTCTTAAAGATTATGCAATGGGTGCTTTATCTATATTAGTTATTGCAGGTGCAATCGCACTTTCATCACAAATATTAGCACTTGGTGATTACTCAGGTGCTTACCCTGGTTGGGAATGGTCACTTAGTGTAGGTTTATCATTACTTATATTTGGAGTAGCAGCAGTAGCATTAGGTGCTGTTATGGCATCGGGAATCGGTGCAGGTGCTTTAGCATTAGGTGCTGTTGCAGTTTTAGGTGTAGCCGCGGTTATAGTAGGTACTTCTATGATATTATCAAAAGGTACTTATGGAAAATATCCTAATTTAGATTGGTCAATGGGTGTAGGACTTAGTTTATTAACATTTGGTATTTCTATGGTTACATTAGGTACTTTTATAACAGCTACATTAGGTATAGGTGCTTTGGCATTATCTGCTGGAGCCGGAGCAGTTCTTATGGTTGCTCAATCTATCGTAGATGTTTCTAAAAAGTTAACAGAAGGAACCTACACAGGTGGTCCTACAAAAGAATGGGCAGAAGGTGTTGGTATCGCAATAGGTGCATTTGCTCCTGTATATGCAATGTTAATGAATAAAGGTATTATTGGATTGATAACGGGTGGTCCTACACCTGAGGAATTCAGTAATGCTATTTTAACAGTTACTAAAGGTATTGTAACATCAGCACTTGTATTCAGTAAGTATAAAGGAGCGTTTGTAAATGGTCCATCAGAAGCTTGGGCTAAAGGAGTTGGTATATCAATAGGTGCTTTCGCTCCAGTTGTTAAATTAATGAGTGAGCAATCTTGGGGAGAAGATGCGGCACAATCTATTTATAGAGGAATAACTTTTACAGCGCAAGCAATTGTTAAAGTTGCTCATATCTTTCAACAAAATAAAGTTTGGGGTACACCTCCAGCAGAATGGACTACAAATGTTAAGAATAGTATAAATGGTTTCTTGGGTATTATAAAATCTCTTAGTGGTATTAATTTTATGAGCAAGGATGCAATTTCTAGCATAGCTAATAAAATGGTAGAAACCGCAACTATATTACACAATGGGCACGCTGTATTTTCTAGACCAATTGATCCAAACTATATGAAGAATTTATCATCTAATATAGTAGGGTTTGCAAACTTAGCTAAGAAGATAACCGAAATTAATAAAGGTAGCAGTACAATGAAGTCATTACTAGGACAAGATCCTATGTCACAAACTGCTAACTCTATGGTTAAATTAGCAAATGCTTATGATAGACTTGCTATTTCATTAAAAAGTTTCGGTGGTGCTTTACAAAGTATCGATGGTGATAAAGTTAATATAATAAGACGATTAACAGGTAACTTGGCTGTATTGGCATCTATGAATGAACAAGCCTTTGCTAGTATGATGACTACACTTGAAGAAAAGTCTAGTGTGTTTAGTAAATTATTGGATTCTAGTGGTGATAATTCACCAACTGTTGGAGTTTCAAAAACTAAGAAAGGATCGACAATTGAAACACCGGTTAAACAATCTAAATATGGAACAACATCACAGCAATTAGATTTATTAATTGAATTGATGATACACGTTAACAAATCAACATCATCAGTAGATGAATATATTGCAACTAAAGGAGTTTATGATCACGATAGACCAATAGATTTGAATATGAAATAAAAACGGGATTTATTCCCGTTTTTTTATTTAAACTTTTAAATATAAATTGTATATAATTCACTATGAAAAGAATATCATTTTATAAGAAACTAAAACTCTTCTTCTTTTATAAGAAAGTTCTAAAAAAACAGAGAGAAGACTTAGAGAGAAATCTAAATATTAGATTAGATGATGCGTACCGAATGTACACAGTTTTAAACATACCAGAAAATATAATAGGTGACTCCTATATCTTAAAAAAGTCTGATAGAGATGTCATTGCACAAGCGTATATAAAAGAATATACACTTACTCTTTCTAAATATTTGAATAATAATGGATTGAATGAATTATACTCAACTTATGATATAAAGAAAGTTGATAAGTATTCTTATTTAATCGTAATTGGATATTCACTATTACAAAGTGAAAAATTATATGATAGATTCTATTATAGAGTAGTTCCAATAACAACCATTTTACTACTACTTTCAATAATCTATTTTATTTTCTAAGTAAACTTTTCACAAATTTACATTATAAATATAACAAATAAATAAAATATTATGAGCGATAAACCGGAAAAATTTTATATCTTATCAGAAGATACAATTAATGATTTCATGGATGTTTTTAACACGAAGTCATTTCCCGTAGATGTTAAATTCGAATTCATTGGAAATTCAAAACAAAAAAAATTGATAGTAGTATCAAAAATTGCAGAAGAAAATAACTTTCTTTATGAGAAAGATGTTAAAGTTTCTATTAATGAGGCGTTGATGGATTCTTTTGATGAAAAGATAAGAACTATCTTAATAGAGCAAGAAATTGATAAAATCGGAATAGATTTAAAAACAGGTAAAATTAAATTGTTACCTCTTGAAGTTAAATTCGAAGCATCGACTGGATTGGTTCAAAAATATGGACTAGATGAAGTTGCGAAAGCAAACGGTATTGAGTTTTTAGCGATTGAGCAAAAACAAGATATGGATTCAGACTTTATAGTATAATAATACTAAAAAATAAAAATAAAAATAAAAAATGTCAAAAATAGAAACTAATGTGGTTAAACCACAATTAAATTTCACAGAAAATTTACAAGAATATACACTTATTGCAAGTGAATCTGAAAATGCATTAGATGCTAAATTAGAAGAAATCGAAAACTACATTAATACTAATGATGGTAAAGGTAAAACTGATGATGAGAAAGATTCACTTTACCTTTACGCACAAAAAATTTGGCAAGAGTACTCTGATTTGTTACAAGATACAAAGTATAACTTTAACTTAAATAAAAATCAGTTTAAATTCCTTAAACAACTTTTAGTTAGTAAAATGCAATATGACGTAAACACAGTATTCATTGCTCTTGAATTGGAGAATTTGTTACTTGATACTTACAAATTTGCGGATGATTATCAATTAGTACCAATTCAAGCAAATGCGACAGAGATTACATATATCTATCACTTAATTGCAACTCATAAAGTTACAGGTATCACTAAAGATACTAGAACGTTTGCAGAGATTTTGAGAAAAATCGGTGATGTTAGTAAAGTATTCAATTTCTACGAAACATCTGGTAAAAATCTTGCCGCTGATGTTCAAGACTGGGTAGCCGCTTTTGAAGATGGTGTTATTCGTGAAACAAAACAAATCGAACCGGCTGATGAGCAATTATCAATCGAATTTGAAGAAGTTAAATAATAAAAAAGCAACCATTTAGGTTGCTTTTTTATTTAATATATGTTTATCTATCAATTCTATATTAGAATTTAACTTTTCATAGAACTTATTATATTTAATATCAAAATCATTTAATATTAATTCTTCTGACTCTTTTATACAATCTAATGAAATAACTTTCACACCATCAATTTCTATTATTTTAATAGAATCCGGATAATCAAACTCAAAGATATCAATTACAATATCTTCGTTTGTAGTAACACATTCTCTCACACATTTATAAACACTACCTGCGAGTCTATCCTTATTATGAAACTCATTAAATATTAACAGTTGATTAGAATCTTTAACAACTATATCAATATCATTCGGACTAACATCAATTCCGTGCAACATCAAAGCGGTTGAGCCAACTATATAATAATCAATCATCTCTTTCGAAATGATTGATAAAGTATTATATAACTTATTCATTATCTTAAAACTACATTAGTTACAACATATGATGCATTAATAGTTACGTGATAATAAACACCTAATGAAAGCACTGTAAATGTTGATGGTGCTGTAATAACAGAGAAAGCATTATTCGGTGGTGTTATTATAGATCCTACTGTTATCTTATTTGTATTAGATACAACAGTATATGGATAATTATGAACACTTCCAAAATTATATGTTGTTCCTGCTATTGCTCTAAAACATTTTGGATCCGCTGCTAATAACTGCTCATCATAACAATCACCATCACACGCATTATATGAGTATGCTTGTATGTAATTTGTTGGTGACCAATAACCACCGGTATAAATACCTCCAGATGGTTGACACGGTGCTTGGAATGTATAAGCTTCAGCTCTTTCGAATCCAGTTGATGTATTACTTATTGTCATTGCAAGTGTTGTAATACTAATCGTATTCGACTGAGTTCTTAATCCTGGTGTGTCAAAGGCTTTAACATAATATGAATATGCGGTACCAGAAGCTAATCCTGTATCAGTGTAAGTATTACCAGAAGAACCTCTAGTCCCAATCAAAACACCATTTCTAAATATCTCATATCCAGCAACACCATTATCATCTCCTGTATTAGTCCAATTTATTATATTGCTATTCAATGTACTTGTTCCGGCACTTACTGTAAACGGATTAGGTGGTTGATTAGCCGCTGCTGTTGTCATATTTGTAGAATTTGATTGAGTTTTCAATCCTGCACCATCAACTGCTTTAATATAATAAGAATAACTTGTACTAGAAGCTAATCCGGAATCATTGTATGAATTAGCAGTTCCGGCAGTAGTAGCAATTAATGAACCGTTTCTATAAACTTCGTATGATGTTACACCAACGTCATCCCCAGTATTAGTCCAATTAAATAGATTACTTGTTGTGGTACTTGAAACTGGACTAACTGTAAATGCATTAGGTGCTTGATTAGCAGTAGTCATATTAATAGTATTCGACTGTGTTTTCAATCCAGGACCATCAACTGCTTTAACATAATATGAATACGCTGTTGAAGAAGCTAACCCTGAATCAGTATATGAATTGGCTGTTCCATTAGTAGAACCAATAAATGCACCATTTCTATAAATTTCATAAGAAGCTACACCAACATCATCACCTGTATTAGTCCAAGTAAATGAGTTACTATTCACTGTATTTGCTCCAGCAGTTACATTAAATGCATTAGGTGCTTGATTAGCAGTAGTCATATTAATAGTATTCGACTGTGTTTTCAATCCTGCTCCATCTACTGCCTTAACATAGTATGAATAACCAGTTGAAGAAGATAATCCCGCATCGTTATACGCATTACCAGTTCCGGTAGTAGTTCCAATAAGCGATCCATTTCTATAAATCTCATATGAAGCTACTCCAATATCATCCCCTGTATTAGTCCAAGTAAATGCATTACTATTTATTGTGCTTGCTCCAGCAGTTAATGTAAATGCATTAGGTGCTTGATTCGGTAAAGATGTCAACATACTAATCGTATTAGATTGAGTTTTCAATCCTTCTCCATCTACTGCTTTAACATAATATGTATATGTTGTGCTAGAAGCCAATCCAGAATCATTATATGAATTAGCAGTTCCGGCAGTTGTAGTAACTAATACACCATTTCTGTATATTTCATATCCAACAACCGCAACGTCATCTCCGGTATTAGTCCAAGTAAATGAATTACTGTTTATTGTATTAGAACCAGGTGATAAAACAAATGGATTAGGCGCTACATTAGGCGTAAGAGTTTTCATCGTTATAACATTTGACTGAGTTTTCAATCCACCACCATCTACTGCTTTAATATAATATGTATATTGGGTTGCTGAAGCTAATCCTGTATCGTTATATGCTGTAAAGGAAGGTGATACTGTGTTAATTAATGTATTATTTCTATAAACTTCATATGAAACAATACCAATATCATCTCCGCTTGGTGTCCAAGTGAATGAATTACTTGTTAACGTTGTTGTACCTGCTGTTAATATAAACGCATTAGGTGCTTGATTATCTATCAATGTTGTCATGCTAATAGTATTCGACTTAGTTCTTAAGCCACCACCGTCAATTGCATACACATAATAAGCATACGTTGTATTTGTATTTAAGCTATAATCAGTGTATGTATTTGTAACACCAAGCAAAGCAACTGATACACCATCTCTAAACACTTCATAATTAATAACTTCTACATCATCACCAGTATTAGTCCAAGTGAATGCGTTACTAGTTGTTGTTCTAGCACCAGCAGTTGCTACAAATGGATTTGGAGCTTGATTTGGAATAAGTGTCTTCATAGTAATAGTATTAGATTGAGTTTTCAATCCACTACCATCTACTGCTTTAACAAAATATAAATATTCAGTATCGGATGATAATCCCTGATCATTAAATGCGTTAGTTGTTGCGCTAACATTTCCGATTATAGCACCGTTTCTGTATATCTCATAAGAAATAACAGCAATATCATCAATACTAGTTGACCAAGTAAATAAGTTACTAGTTGTTGTACTGCTACTCGGTGTTATTGTAAATACCCCAGGTGGCTTATTCACAATGAACGGTGGAATTGGAACGAATGGTCCAATCTTATCATATTGTTGCCCAGTATTTGCTAAATCTTTAATACCTCTTATTTCGTAATTCTTTTTATCATTGTAAACACAACCATATCCATTATCAGAGATAACATCAATAGTTATATATGGATCCAAATTAGAATCAACAGTAAAGTTAAATGGTAATAGATTATTTCCCAATCTGAATTCATTAATTGTTTGAACAGGCTCTAAATCTATTACTTTCCATTCAGTTATTTTATCCCAATTAGTATTTAAATTGTTACTAGTTGTGTAGTTATAATCTACTAAAGGATTACCAACAGAAGATGTTGATGATAGTGATACTAAAGTAAAGAAATCTCTCTTATATTCAACAATATTAGACTGAACGTATAATTGATCAGCTTTCCAAGTTTCAACACTTTCATATTTTCTAGGTGTGTTAACTTTATTATTATTTATAACAGATTCATACAATTTATCATAATATGTAACCTTATCACCAATAGTATAATTGATAAATGGATCCCACTCTTTATAAGTTTTATATGTTCTTACTTTAACACTAAAATAATCGGGTGGTGTTATAATAACGCCATTGTATGGTAGCACAACATCTTTCAATCCGGTTGGATCTTTATCAGCACCTAAACCAGGAATTATAGAATAGAAATCTAATACACAATTATACACAGTTGATCCGCTATTAACAGGCATTAAATAAGCCTCATTTAATTTAACAGATACCGGTGTCATATTATCATGTATATTCAATATAGAAACATCACTTAATTTATGTTGTATATAAGTACCACTATTTAAGTAAGCTCTACCAGTAATATCCAATATTTTATGAGTTAGTGGTATTATATTTTTCTTCAACCAATATTTCAACCCTTGTAACTTTATAATAACTTCATCTAATGAATATGTTAATACATTAGTTCCTTCTTTATCAGTAATATAATATGTTAAATTGAACAAATTAGTAACTTCAAAGTTCTCATTAGGCATAGTGTGTTTGATGAAGTCGTTTTCGGTCCATCCCTCTACACTATTATCAAAAATATCAGGTATTTCAACCTTGAATAACTTACCAAAATTAGCAGATGAAGCATCTACGTTTTTGTAATACTCATTTAATTCTAAATCATTATATCCGAAGAAATTAATAGCATTAATTATAGACTTGTATGAACCAATATACGGGTATATCAAGTTCTTCATCATCATCATTTCCTTTCTCTTCTTATTAAGAAATGTCCAGTCAATACCACCCTCTAATATATCATATTGTTTGAATATAAATACATCATCAGTGTTTATTAATTTACCTACATTACCTAATTCGATTTTAAACCTTATATCCTCTTCTTCTGTTTGTCCATAAGTAAGGAATCTACCAATTTCTTTATCAATAACTTCTATATTTAAATCAAGATATGTAGTACTTCCTTGAATTGGGTAATCCAATACAATAGTTGACTCGTCTTCAAGTATATCAGTTTCAACATCAAAGAAATCCAATACAATAGTTCTAGGATAAACATCTCTTATTATAAAGATAGATGAATTATTATGTGATATGTATTGATTCTTTTTATTAGTTTTATCTTTTAAATAGATTGCTATATGCTGTTCAGATTTTAAACCCATATTAGTGAATAAATCTATCGAGTTAGGGCTTAAATTTATTTCAGCTCTTCTATCAGATCCTTCTATTGTTCTAAGTGTTACAAACTGTGTTGTATCAGATACAATATCAACATTTATTTCCTCTTTTTTGTACAACTGTAATATAGAACGTAACGCACCTTCATTCTTTGATTGGAATCCAACAAATAATTGAAGTGGCTCAGCTTTACTTGAAATATCATTTTCATCATCTATATGACTAAGCGTATATTCAATTTTATCAAATATAGTCTTTTGATAGATAGAATCGGAAATTCTGTTAACATCAGCATTTGGTTCTTTATTTAGAACAACAGTTGGTAATGGTGTTTCACCAATATATGAATATGATGCAGACTGCTTGAATACATTCTCTTTAAGAGCTAATTGTTCTCCAGAGTAGTCATATAAGAAGAATTCCGGAACGTTGTCAGAGAACCACTTCCAATAGTATTTAACGTGTACATCATCATTAAAGTTCTCTCTAGGTCTTCTAAAGAAATCTCTACTTTTTAACCACATATAATCAGATTCGACATAATTTGGATCCAAATTACCATATGCAAAATCTCCCTCAACATCAGATTTATTAATATCGCTGTGTGTACCGTTTATAGTAAGCTTATTACTCAACACAACCTCGATTTCCAATACTTTACTAGTAGATGGTTGTATTGTCCACATAGACTTTCTCTCAGGATTATAAACTATCTTTGTTGTAATAGCAGTTTGCACATTAAAACGGTAAGTATTAAGCAATGGATTTATAATAACAACGTTATTAGTAGTAGATGATAAATAAATACTACCATCAGTCTGATTCAATGCTATATAACCGAAGTTATTAACATCTGTTTGACTTGTAATGTTATATCCAACATCAGCTCTTAAAAACATATTACTAGAGTCTGATATATTCAGCTCATTTGTCATATTATTATAGATAATATCAGAAAAATCTGATGATGCTGTTATATCCGTTGGTGTAACAATATTGTTACCAATTGAATATAAGTAATTTACACCACCATCTAAAACATCTACCAATATGTTTTGGTTTATTGGTTCGTAGTATATAAATTCTCTTATACCAGAAATAACATAATCACCAGACAGTGTTCTTGTTATAGCATTTATGTAACTTACACCAGAATTTGATAATACATACACATTTCTCTCATAATCATTATAAGCCATTTTACCAGCGGATGTTATACCAAATGTAACTTTCAATGTTAAATTGAAATCATATATTTCAACTCTGTTATCAGAGTTATATGAAACATAAACATCACCATTAACAGAGTTAATTAAAATATCATAAGCATCTGATGTTAACACAAATTTCTTAACAACACCATTGTTTAATGGATTTATAATAAAGATGAAATTTTTAGATAATGAATAGATATAGTTATTATAGCTATTGTATTCCATTTTAATACTATTCGAGTTACCTACTAGATTTATTGTTTTAATAAAATCTCTTGTAACTGAATTATATACGTTCATAGAATCACCTAATACATAGATAGAGTTTGATAATTGCACATATTTTATATCAACCATATTGGAAACACCATCAAACTCATATGTATTATATGTATTTGATGTAAATTCCATATTAAACATCCCTGCATCGAATTCTTGTTTATCAAATTCACCGGATAACTCTCTATTAAGCTTATCACAATCTCTTTGACCAAACCCAGAATCGAACGCAATCGTTACGAATGGTGATACATTACACAATAAGTTATTAACGTCCCAGAAAGGACCCTCATAACTAAGGTTCATAAGATTAGGCTCTAAATATTCAACATTAAACTCTTGATTAACCCAAGTGTAATATGTGTTGTTTATTGAAAATACCATACCTGTCGAGAAACCAGAGTTTTCAAAATGTTGATAAGTATCGGTTGGATTATAACTAGCAGAACTACCCGTAGAACCAGTTCCACCAGTTGCTGCGTTAAAAAGTATAATTTCATTAGATGCTATTAGAACACCAAGATTACCTTGTATTTTATCTGTGATTATATAATCATGGATACCTGGTAATTCTATTTTAGAAGTGTTTATAGTATAATCTAATCTATTTTCAGTTTGCATTATACTAAATGAAAGCAAGTTATTAACATTACTTACTATTATTCCATAATCTAATAAGCCAATACTATATACATCAACCCATTTAAAAAGAGTTGCTTCAATATCTGGTACCGAATGTGTAGATGTTGATAAAGATGAAATCTCAGTAGTAACCGAGTAATCTCTATTATTTATTCTAATATTTAAATTAGGTCCTAAGTCGCTAAATACAACGCTAGAATGCTCAATGTAAGAATTAGCAGTAGAACCAACAAGAACTTCGTTTATAACAACTGGTACGTTAGGATATTCTGTTCTAACTAAGATAGAGTTATAGTAATAAGATGTATAATTACCGCTATATCTAAGTTCGACATTTATACCTAGTTTATTAAGAAGTAAGTAATTCTCTTTTAACCAGTTTCTAAGTGTTTTATCGATAGTTCTTTTCATATCGATTTGTCCACTAGTGTATATAAACTCAGTTTCTATATCATATACCATTTTATTGATAGTAACCTTAATACCAAATTCATCAAGATCGGTAAACACTATACTATATTTATATCTTTCTGAAATATCACTATTTTTCTCATCTTTTAAAACCTCTTTAGTTGAAATAAGTCTTTCAAATGTCTTATCCATTGAACCAATAAGGTTAACTTCTTCTATACTTGAATGGTAATATTTAACTACCGAATATTGACTAGGATATATCAAGTTACATTTAAGTAAACCGCTATCAAATGATAAGTCAATATCAAATGTTTTAAATTCATCTGCATATTTATCAGCAATCGATGCTAATGTAATATCAGCAGATTCAGTCCATTCATATTCATAGTAGAAATGGTTTGTAGTTAAGTATAATTGAGCATATAATAAGTCTTCGTCATTAACAGTTTCGTTAACTTTTATATGCGTTGGTTTACCCCAATGTGTTTTATCAACATTTGGTGTTATGAACATCGTATCTTGTGATGCGTGACTATGTGTATATGAGTTTATGCACTCATATATTTTATTATTGTAAATTACTTGATCATATAAACTATAATGTGTTATATTATTGTTATTATTAAATTCAACTATATCTTTAACTGTTAAAAAGTTAGTATTTATAGAACCTACAATTTTGAATACTTGTTGAGATTTTAAAATTGTTGGATATGAACTCACAAACAACATATTATCGCTTATGTTCAAAGAACCATCATAAATTTTAGGTAAATCAGTACCTAAAATTAACTCAATGTTAATATTTGTATTCTCTGGTAAATCATAACTGTTTAATAAATATGAAAAATGGATAATATCAGTTATTTCCGAATTGGCTACTGTATAGATACCATCATTAATAGAACTATTGATAACATTTAACTTTTTGTTAACATAAATTTTATCATAGAAGTTAGGCTCTGACCAAGTAGATATTTTATTTTGATATTCGGTGTTTATATAGTTGTTAACACCAATAGTATCAATACTATCAATGTATTTATCACTGAAATTGGTTAAGTCGCTGTAATAGTTATAGTACATTAATTCAAATGATGAATTATCAACAGATGTAATTATCATAACAGCATTCTTTTTAGTAGATATTACAACATATGATTGATTCGGATTAGTGAATTCCATCATAGATTCTCTAAATAACAATAATGATCCTTTAGGAAATTTAGTATCGAATTCAATACCATATATCCATTTAGAATAAAAACCAGCATCATTATTAACTGGTTCGATTTTAGTTATTTGAGCTGAAACATTCGTCTTGGAACCATAAAAGTTAAAACCATATTCATTGAATAATTGGAATTTATTTGTACCAAGATTGTTACCTGCTTCAAATGTAAAAGATGGTACCTTCTCTAAAGTATAAAGAGCATATGTTTTAAATGTATCAGTTGAATTCTCATCAAAAAGTAGATTACCTTCAATAAGTTTTGTGCTTTCGTTGTAATTTAAATTTAAACTATCTCCTGATTTGTTAAAAAATGCTAATTGTTTTTGACTTGACATTATATTTTATTAAGTTTTATGTATATATTAATAAATGACTTCTCAGTATTAATATATAAATAAAAAAGGTAATAATATGGGTTTGGATAAATTTGATAAATTCAATGAAGGTTCTGCAGGTGTCGATGAATTGATAAAAAAGACAGAAAAAGATCTAATTAAGGAATTAATTAAGGAAGTTAAGAAATTGAAATGTATGGGAAATAATGCTGAGTATCAAGGATTCCAAGATGCTAAAGATTATGTATTGGATATACTTAATAAGAAAATTGCAAAAACCCCTAAAAAATAGGGGTTTTGTAATTTAATTCATGGTCGAATCGATTGTTGATATATTCTAATAATACTTTACACTTCTCATATTCCTCATCCTCTTCAAGTAGTTTAACTACATTCATCATATATTTTTTGGAATACAATTTTAAAGACTTACCATAAGGCTTACCAGACATTATCCTATTAAATATTAATAAACTTTCCATATTTAATCTTTTTTACCTCTATAATTATCCTCATAAATTTTAATAATATCGTCGAACTCGGCAACCATACCATCTTTGAATTTATCGCTATCATATTTTTGTTTTGAAATATACTCTTTTATAAAATCTGTGTAATCCATCTTACTTGATATATCTAATGAGTTATCAAGATCGATTTCTATAATATCTTCTTCAACATCTTCTTCATTTGTTAAGACAATATCATCGATGTATTCAATAGATGCGAAGGAACTCTTCTCTAAAACCATTTCCAGTTTTCTTCTTAACTTTCTATTACTAATTAATAGGTTATTTGATATTGCGATATCAATATAATCCTTTGTATTTTTTAATAACTCTAATTCATCAATATCCGATTCACTTATAACTCTATGTTTTCTAAATACTGGCGAAACATTGTTAGGTATGAATACCTCATCATCAGTATCGGTGTCTATAATGAATATACCCTTTTGATTATTATAATCGTTTCTATCCATTTGAAATATAGAACCAACGAATGTTATATTACCTATACTTTGTTGTATGTGAATATGTCCTGTCTTAACATTTTTATAACCAGAGAAATCACTTTCGTCTATTTTATCATTGTTTCTATGAGCAACAGAAGTTAAGTGCATTTTAGCACCATTTAAATCAGAGTGACAGAATAAGTAATCACAACCGGAGTGTCTTTTTAACTCATCCACTTGCTCTTTCCTCTTTTCATAAAAAGGCATCATTAATATACCTTTGTTATTATATTCTATCTTCTCGGTATTCTCATATATACGAACACCTGGGATGTGATTAAACTGTTTTAAGCTATTTATATCACCAGTACTTTTAGTGTACATATCGTGATTACCAACTATAACGTGAACAGGGCATATTTTGGATAACTCTTCTAAAAGAAATTGTCCATAATTTAAAACATCAATTGGAATAAAACTTCTATTATCAAATAGATCTCCCAACTGAACTATAATATCGTCTTTCGTAAGTTGTTCTTTTGCTAATGGTATTAGAAATTTCTCAAAGTATTCTTTGGCTACTTTAAACCATTTATCATAATTATTGGGATATCCCATACCTAAATGTACATCACCAATAAGGAAAATTTTACTCATTTAAAAACTATTTTCTAATTATATAGGATTTTAATAGAATTGTTTGTATAATAAAAAAATCCCTCATATAGAGGGATTTTTTATTTTTTGTTAAATGATTAGTAACCAGAAACCAATGGTGGTGTAATCGTAAAGTTATTATCAATGTATTCATCGATGAAATAATCATATACGAAATCAGCAGTTACATCATTAACGATGTCATTTGAACTCCAGTCCATAGCATAACCACTTAGTTTAGTCATTTGAACGTTTTGATATGTCATTCTTCTTAATACAACACCTTTCTTGTCGTGTTGATTAACAATAATAGTACCAATTTGATCACTCTTATAATGCAATGCACCATTTTGTGAGTTGAAAACTAAATCGTACCAAGCTTTCATAGTATTCCAATTCTCCATAGAACCTTGTTGGTTAACATTCACTTGAATAGGAATAGATAACGTTCCGTCAGTTTTGGTTGGAGTTGTATTAAAAACTCTTGTAGAATACTTGAATCTTTGTACTTTTTGAGCTACGTCAAATTCGGTAGCATTCATAGTAACCTTTGTAGCATTTTGTAGCAATAGAATAGGATCTCTACCTTGCGCCTGTAAAAGAACAGGTAAGATAAATGTTATCTCAAATAAATTTAAGTAAACAACCTCATCCGGAAGCGTTCCAGGACCTCCTGGACTACCCACGCCTTGAACCTGTGTATAATGTGGTAATGGCATAATTTCTTTTTATTAATTTTTATTTAAAAGTTTAATAATTTATATATTAAATTAATTATTTCTTTATACTATATATTATAATAAAAAACTGCTTTTTTAATAACATATAGTATAAGAATTAATTTAACTTATTACAAAGTTTTGTGTTGACGTGCGAAATCTTCAATTGGAGTGTTTTTCTTAACATAAACAACGTTAATTTTACCATCTTTAGCACTAGCACGCTCTTCAAAATCACCTAAGAAATTGTTTTCTTTAGCTTTCTTTAACAAAAATTCTTTGTTGAATACCAATTTACCATCTTTAGCTTTCTCTTCAAGTTCAGCTAATTTGTCATTGATACGTTTCTCAGCACTCGCCTTAGCATCACCTGATTCGTGTCCTGTAAACTTTTTTCTAATATTCCCTAATATACCTTCTTCTTCATTGATTGAATAAGATTCGAAAGTTTTTAAATGTTTCATAATTTATAGTATTTTATTTTTTATTATATATTAAATAAAAATACCGGTTTTTCTACCCATTTTATAAAGTATTTTTTATATCTTTGTCTATGAAAAATAACATATAAAAACAACAGATATGGCTTGGGAAAAGAGATTTAGAGATTATGGTGTATTGAAAATCGAAAAGAATAATGTTCGAGTTCATAGTGGAGCACAGCAATACGATTCTATTTACATCAATGAAGGTGGTATTCAAAACGCATTATGGTCTGGTGACTCTATTGTAGTTTATCTAGCTAATAACAAGGTTAGACGATATACAGCAAGTCAAACATATCAGAACGTATAAATAAAAAGCAACCATTAAGGTTGCTTTTTGTTAAAATTTAGGCATACTATTCGTCATATTTTTCATCATAGAACCAGTGTCCATATTCGGCATTGAAGATTTTTGTTGATCCTCATCTGTCTTACGCTGTTTCTCTTCATCTTCAAGGATTTCATTAACAATATTAATGTTTTCTTCTAACATCCAATACGGCCATTCATCCATAGAAATTTCTTGTGTATGAAAATGTTTCTGTAAAAGAAGCTTATTTTTTGATATATGCTTCAAAGGCATCATGAATAACGAAAATACTTGACGCTCCGTTGGGAAACTGCATTTCTGCGTGAACCTCCTCACCGCACTGACATGATTTTCTTAATTCTTTAATACCGAAGGTCATCATACCAACAGCAGCATTTAAAAATTGGAATGATTGATCATCAATTTGTTCAAACTCTGCAAGTTTAGCTTTTATACCATCGTAAGTAATGCTTGATCTACCACCTAACATAAATGGAATTATTTTTAAGAATGATAAATTTGGCGAAACCTTATCATTATTCTCTTTAATAATGTAGTCTGTAAAAGCTTTTTGTAAACCAATGTTTGGTGGTGTTATATCAAACTTATTACCATTTTTAGTTTCGAAGCTATATGACTTAGTAGAAGCATTGAAATACTTCTCTAATTTAGAATCGATAACGTGAAAGCTAAAGTTCTTTCTATTAAGCTCTAATGAATTATCTAATCCACAAGTACATTTAGCATTAACAGTCAATGAATTTCCTTGTTGGAAAGTTAATTCTCTTATTAAGAAAATAAGAAATAATCTATCTTGATCCTTAACTTCTAAAAATGAACCCATTCTACCATCAGGATATTTAACTCTAACACATTCCTGTAACATATAATTCATCTTCTCAACAATATCATAAAAGTTATTATCATCAACCATAGAATATGCTTGAATCTCTTTAACTTTAGCAGGTCTAACCTGAAATAGTGTTCCTTGTGGGTAGAATCTACCGCAAGGTAATTCTCTAACATCACAATTAAAGAATTGCAACTCATCAACTTTAAGAGATTGCTGAGATGTTTCTTGTGCGAAAGGAATGTCTGATGCAAATACGTTTGAATTTGAACCTTTATTCGAATCAACATCTCCAAGGTGTCTCATAAGATAGTCTTGTTCAGTTAATTCTTCTTTTTTATTATCCGACATAATTTTTAATATTTTTTATAACATATATATTCTATATACTTCCGTTCCTAGATAAAAAAAGAGGTAAACTTTCGTCTACCTCTTTTTTCAATTATTTATTCTAATTATGCATTTATAAATCCACCAGAAGCAATTGTTCCAGTACTTAATATTGTTATGTTATTAACAATGATACCCATTCCTTTGATTATCTCAATATATGTATCTAAGATACCCATTTGATTATCAATAACCTCAGCGGTATTGTTCTCATCATCCATTTTATTAAAGTAGTTGTATAAACCATTTTTACTAACGAATGTTTCACAGATAACGTCAGCTCTTAATTTGATTTCAGCTCTAACATCTGGAGTATTAAACTTCCATTGGTAGTCAAGCAACATTCTTGATAATTCTCTTTCAAGTTCTATCAATACCTCTCTAGAGTGTATGTAAGAAAGTGCTGATTTATATAGAGTTTGAGCGGTATTCTCAGTTTCTATAATATAACCTCTATTTCTTTTTAACACAATTGGGTTCATTTGCGCTTGATTTAAGAACTCAATATCTTCTGGAGTATAATCTATTTCAAGTCCAGCGATATTAGTCACTTTACCATTCGTAACACCAGCTGCTATCGTCCAAGGAGTAACAGAGCTAATATTAGAAATATGTTTTCTAACGTAAGTAGTTGCTACATATGATGCAGGTGGGAAATTAAGAGGTCTACCATTGTCATTAACTGTAACATAAGGTGTGAAATATCCTGTACAAGTTGTACCGGCACCATCACCGAATGAGTATAAGAACGCAGGGTTACTTTCAGGATCTCCTCCTTTAGCAATATACTCTACTTGTAAAACACCTTCCGAATCAACGAAGCTAGGTGAAGAAGAGTTTTTGAATGATTTGATAGAAGGCATGTTTATGAATCCAAATGCTTCTAATCTAGCACCACAAATATCAACTAATTGTTGTTTAGATCTTTCAGTTAAACCTAATCCGAATGAATCCACTAAGTATCTAAAGTCAAAAGCTTCTTTATTAATAAGTGATTTGAATAAAGGCGTACCTTTAGAAACCAAGTTAAGAATTTGATTTTGCTTAGACTCAGTACCATCAGGCATAGAATCTTGTCTAATTTTAAATCCAGCTAATGTTATAGCTTTGTATGTATCAGCATATTGGTCAACTGATGAATATTTAGTTGCTTGCCCGTCAGTTATTCTTATAGCAGTGTCACAAGAAATTTCTGTTAAAGTCACATCACCAGAATATTGTCTTTTGCTCAAAATTCTTGTAAGTTTTCTCAAACCTTCAGTTTCAGCTTCGAAGAAATCACCAACTTTAATGTTAGCATATCTCTCACCATTGATTAATATTTTATTAGGTGATAAGATATCATTAACGTCAACTGTTTCTTTTAAGTTAGCTTTAGAAGATACAATTGTTATAGTATTATTTGCTTCTGTATCATCTAATTCAAGAACTGATCCAGTTTCATCTACATAATATACAGTAAGTAAATCGTTTTCATCGAAGAACATTTTAAGATAGAATTTCTCATTCTCATCAGTACCAAGTCCAATAAAGTAATCACCATTGTTAATATCTCCATTATAGAAATCAGTATAGAAATCTGAATATTTACCAACAATACCAACATTTTCAACATCAGCCTTTGCATCTCCAGAAGTTAAACCATTCACACCCATAATGAATTCATTATCATCGATATAGAATGTAGCGAAACCGTTTAGTAAATTACTTAAATCTGTTCCAGTAGGTATATTAGTTCCTAAAACGAATTTTGAGTTACCAGTAACATTAGATCTAGTGCTTATTAATTTAGCACCGGCTAAGCTATATTTTGTATATGTATTAGTATCTAACACCATAGAAACTTTCTCTATGTTAGCACCAAATATATCAATTAAACCATTATACATTTTAAGCTTTCTGTATTGCTCATAGTTTTTAACATCAGTATGTCCATTAGTATTTGTTCCAATGAATTCGAATTCGAATACGTTACTGAATGTTGTTCCAGCAGGTGCAGAAACCGAAGTTATTGTGAAGTCGTTACCAACTTGTAAATCATTAAATCCAGAATCATTAACCGCAACATCATAAATGTTAAATGAATCTGTGTTTATCTCACCATCCTCAATACGGAAATTCACATAACCCAATACAATATCAGTTGCATCAACAGAAGGACGTGTATTCGGAGCTACTGTATCTTTCATAACAATAACACCTTCTGTATTAAGAACGAATGTTACTATATACGAAGCAGATGCAGTAAGCGGATAAGATGATGCATTTATAACAAGTGTAGAACCAGTAACTCCAAAAACCGGAATATATTTACCACCGATTATAGCATAACCACCATCATTATAATATGATGTACTGATATTGGCTGCAGATACATAAGGATAATCTCTATATACATTACCAACAGATCCTTCTGCATAGTAAGCTGTTCTGTTACCATTGATAACAGTACCATCTTCTGAGAAAGTAGGTCCATAAGCGTGCTCTTCTTGATCATCATATGCAATAATATCTCCACCCAATAAAGCATAAACGTTACCTGGTAAATCTAAAGGCTTGTTTGTATATTCTACATTTTCTAATAAATTTTCACTATAAGAAAGGAAGTTTATAGCAGTATTGCTAGTAGTTCCTGTAATAGTGTGTCCTACTAAATCGATTAATCCGCTATACTCGTCAGTCTCAACTAAATCAGAATTGAAGTAGCAAAATAAACCAGTAGTATCAGTATCTCTGTTTAGGGTTGTTTCAATAAATATATTTCTACCATTTAAATCTCTGAAATATGGGATTAAAGAAAGTCCTTCATAATAGTTCAACAAAGTGATATTTCTATCATTTGCAAAATTTCTTAATTGATCTTTTTTCAAACCTTCCGCTGTAAAGTATTGTGACCATCTAACATCAACTGATAACTCAGCATAGTTAGACCAATCACCACCAACTACAACAACATCAACCATATAGTCAGAAGCATAATCAGTAGTATTTACGTAAGGTGGCATTTTCTCAGCAGAACCGTACCACTCTAGCAAAGTTCTATCAAATCCAGTTACTGATGATTTAACAGCGAAAACTGTTATATATCTATCAGACATATTCGTGAATCCTAAAACTTGTGTGTCATATCCAGGCTTACCTTTTGTAATATTTAAGAAAGATTCAGAATCTCTAGTCCAAAAACCAGTAGTATCAAAAAATCTTCTATATGGTGCAGTTTCTTTGATACCGTTAGAGTATCCTGCTGATGTTGATAGTGATCTGTATTCTATTTTGTCTAAATTATCATCAGTCAATAGCAAGTTCATTGCATAAACCGGTGTAGATTCTAACATTTTTGATACTGTTCTGTGAAAGAATGAACCATTTCTTTCAAGGTTTCTATCTAATTGACCAAAAACAGCTTCTAGCTCACCAGAAGTTGTTAATCTAATCGGGGTATTAACTGGTCCTTTCTTTGAGACACCAATAACAAGATTGGTTATTCCATCAGTAGTTGGTGTACTAAACACTGACTTGTCGATCTCTTCTATGAATATCCCAGGTCTTTTGTATTTTCCAATTTGAATTGCCATATTTTAATTTTAATTTTTATTTTAATGTATATATTAATAAAAAAAATGATTTTTTTATTAATTTTTACCCATTAGATATTTTTGTGATATAATCCTTCATATCCTTCTCGATTTTGGACATTTTATCAGTATGTTCCTTTTGAGATTTTAATAGATCAGCTTGTATTTGATTAATACTAGTTATTCTATCAGTCATTCTTTTAGTTATTTCTGCAATTTTTATCTTTAAAGCATTTGCAGTTGTTTCTTCATTAGTTTCTTTTAACTCACGTTGAAAATCATCTAATTTTATTTTATCACCAACATTATCTCTTTGGTAATCTGCAATTTGCTTTTTTATTCTAGCTAAATTAGCATACTCAACTAAAAAAGGATTTCTATCAACACCTTTCTGAACATCGTCTTTACCTAATAAGGTTTCCAATTGAGTGTTTATAGTAGCATTGTCATTATCGGTATCTGGATCATAAAGAGCATCGATTTTAGGCTTATCCGCATTGTACTCTTTTACTTGTGCTTGTGTAGTTTCCATCTTCTGTTTAGCCATCTTAAGATCCGGTGCATCATCATTACTGATGTCAAAAGCACCCGAAGTCCCAACCGCATCAACTTCCTCTAAAAACATTTTATATTTTTTTAAGTATTTCATACTCTATATATTAAAAGAAAAAAGAGGCAATTGCCTCTTTTTTTAACCTATTTTCGATACCGGTTTGAAATCATTCTCGAATTTATTACCAAAAATCTTATTCAAATCGGTAGAACATTCGGACGGATATCTTAACTTACTTTTCTTAACTTTAGCATCATCAACAACAAATAATTCATTGTTATTAGCTTCGTCACATAACCAACTAACTGATGTTAGTTTAACATCTCTATTCTCTTCGATTTTGAAATCAATAGTAGAGCTATTCAATATAATAGGTGATTTGTTTACTAGTTTAGCGAAATCATCAATAGACATTCTCGTATATCTAACTCTGTAATTATCCTTCTCACCTTTCATAGTTTTAATCATTCCGGAATAGCCTTTTATTGAAGCAGATACACCTTCTTCAACATATTTCTTGAAATAATATATCGATGTGCAATATGAAAATCCGACACTATTCTGCCCAACGGTATCAACATATACATATATTACTTTACCATCTTCTCCTTTTAATTGTAAGAATTTGTGATCAAATTTCTTATTCTTAATATCTTCATTTTCAGCAATAGTAGCGTTTTCTACGAATGCTAACTTAACTTCTTTTATTTCTTCAGCTACTTCTGCGTTAGCTTTTTTATCTTCATTATTCAAAGTTCCTAATGATTTACCATCAGAATCACCACCGAAATATTCTTTTAAGAATTTCTCTTGCGCACCTTGCTTATATAACTTCTCACCATCCAATAAATCTGTAATAAGTTTTCTGAAAATAGCACCACCATTTTCTCTAAGTTCACCACCAACTCTTAGCTTAGTAGTTTTTAAGAATAATACTTGATAGCTTTTAGTTTTAAGAATATCCAAAACTGCATCTTCCCATTTATCAAATATTTTATTATTTCTATAAGGTCCGTCACTTGTTCCACTATTTCCACTATTTCCACCGAATGCAGTATATTCATTATAAACACTTCTCGAAACAGCTCCACCGCTTCTACCACCTGGTATTGTAGCAGTTGTGTGTAACTTATATGCTCTGTTAAACAATTTAAGAATTTCTATAACACTATCATACTCAATAGCTGCTGTATCACCGGCAACAACTTCTTCTTCGATTCTTTTTAGTTCAGCTTCATCAACTGCGAATGGCTCATAATCAACATTAGCATAGAAGTAATCTTTAACACTATCACCAGTTTTACCTGCTTCTCCTTCTTCTGTACTAGCAGTTTTTACATTCATCAATTGTTTCATTGAATCAACATAATCTTTCAATGGAACTTTTAAATCACCGATACCACCGTACAAGTTCTCTCCATCAAACTGCAATGCTCTCTTAGTGAATCTAGCAATTTTCTCAGCTACAATTACTAATTTATTTTTATCAGATAATACTTCAATTCCTTCTTTGTATAAAGCTTCTTTATCTTGAAGTGTTGCTTTTTTATCACCTACTAAATATCTATTAATTTCAGCATAAAGTGATTTTATTAATTCTTTACTATCACTATTAACAGATTTTTCTACTAAATCATTTACAAAAGCAACATCAACAGCAATACCTTTCTCTTTTGGGGAAATAAGAACTTCAATAGCCTTTTTCAATTTATTAAAAGATTGTGTTAAGTGATCTTCACCGCTTGTAACATTATTTCTATCTATATTAGCACCCGGCTTATTACCAAGTGGATTAGTTCTATCAGCTTCAAGTATTTTAGCAAAGTCACCAAAGCTTTGTATCTTCTCGCTCTTATTAAAAAATCCAGCGTGAGGTCCACTAGTAACTGGCTTAGCTTCTGTTTTAACAGGTGCTGGTTTTGCAGTTTCGGCAGGTGCTGATGCAGGTTTAGCTTCTGGCTTAGCTTCTGGTTTAGTTGTAGTTGTTTCAGTAGCACCCGGTTTTGTTGGTTGAGTTTTTAATTCAACACCTAATTTAACTTTATTATAATTACTTAAAATAAGAGAAAGTGCTTTTAGATTTTTAATCATTAATGGGTATTTTGACTTTTCATCTACTTTATCAGTACCTTCTTCTTTTGGTTGACTCTTTAAAAACTCTTTAAATTTATTAAGTTGATCAACTAACTTGGTTTTTTTGGCTTCATCAATCTCAGCCTTTTCAACTTCAACAATTGTACTATCAGTCAATGATATTAAAGTATCATTATCTTTACCAGCATCAACAGCATCCTTTAATTCTTTAAGCAATGCAAATATTGTAGTCTTGCTTAAATCAGCAGCAACTTTATCATTGGATAAATCAACAGTACAACCATCAACCATATAGCTGAATTGTTCTTTAAGTCTTTCGGTTAATTTATCAATTCTCGTAACATTAATAGCAATACTAGATTTTCTAATAGTTGCCATTATTAATCTACCTACTAAAGAGTCACCCCAAGGAATATCATTTTCAAAAGGTCCTGATCTAGTACCTTCATTTACTTTATTATATCTATCCAAGAAGTCATATCTGTTATTAAGATACCTCATAATTTATTTTAATATTTTTATAGTGTATATATTAAAAATTATACTTATATTTGTATAAAATAAACAGATATGAACTTTAACATCAATAATACTATATTTATTAAGTTAGACAACTTGAACGAGAGAGAGATTTTTTCTATCTGTGTTGAATACAACCTTATATTCGAAACATTGGTTACTTGTAAAAACACCAAACTACAATTGTATATCGATAACAATCTTAAAAAAGTTGTCGCTACATCTAATAATGATAACATCACATTCTTAACAACAGATAATATCTATTATGGTGGTTTAACTAAAAGAGAATATGATTCATTTTTAGCTATTAAACCGATTAAAGTACCAAAATTGAAAGTTAACGAAGCTTCAATTAAACTATACAAAGAACTTAACGACAAGGGTTGTTTAAGAATCGATAAATTTGATAAAGTTATCAACTCTGTTGATGATGTTAATATTGATTCTATCTTAACGGAGTTCGGTATCAATGGTATCACACCATTCGAAGAAGAGAAGCAAAGAGGTATTACGATAACTGTAAAGGATAACAAAATAAAAAGAAATATTTCTTATTATGATATTGATACAATCTTGGATAAAATTAGCTTGTATGGTATCAATTCATTAACAAAAGACGAGCAAAAATTCTTAAATGATAATAATTAAAAAAATTTCGACACCAAACATCAATAGGTGTCGAAATTTCATTTTTTACCAATTACTAACTATTATTATAAAATATATATAGTATAAATTAATAATTTAGAATGGGAATTTTAGAACTCAAATATAACAATAAAACACTTACTACACAATCAGCAATTCTTAAAATATTAAAGGAAGAGAAATTCTATTGGTTAATAGACTCTGAATTGGATTCTGCTATTATAGAAATCAAAAACCATACTTTGATATGGCATGAGGGTATCTATAAGTTTGGTAATTGGAAATATGGCATTTTCAAAAAAGGAGGTTTTTATGGAACCTGGGAAAATGGTATATGGGAAGATGGAACCTTTAAAGGTAAATGGGAGAGTGGTGTTAAATAACCACTACTAGTCGGTTGAAAGTCCCGACATAAAAATAATTTATTGATTATGAAACGCAAGAAAGATTTATTAGAGAAAATTGGAGACAAAATAATATTTAATGATGATAAAGTTAAAATAAGCCAGGAAGGCAATCAATGGGTTTTTGAAATTAATAACGAGTTAACAACAGACATAGCAGAAGCAACGGCATTAATGATGAGAATATGTAGCAAGGAATCATTTGTTTGGGAGATTGAAATAAAAGGTGTCAACACAGAAGAGATATCACCTAAGAAGAGCTTATATTGGCTTACAGGTGGTGATACAGAGTGGAAATCATTACCTAATTATAGAAATCCTTGGTGTGAATCATATTTGGAATATATAGAGGGATTCGGGATGTCTATTATAAATATAGTTGGGAAGTCTAAGACGATTGGTGATGTAAGAGATCAATTTGTTAAGAATTTGAACTTACCAATCTTGTATGAATTTGCATTAAATAATAATTTACTAAAATAAAAATTAAAACCACATCATTTGATGTGGTTTTTTTATATATAGTTTATGGATATAATAGAATCAAATTTAAACGGTTACTTCTTTGATATAAACGCACTTATAACTACAAATAGTAAAGTGTGGATTATAGACAAGTTAAAACCAAATGAACCAATATTAAAAATTGCTAAATCAGAGTTCAACCTAATTAAGAAAGGTGTTTATAGAAGAGATGATATAAACTTAACATTATCTGGTGTAACATACTGGTTAAGTAAAGATTTAATGGAGAAAATTAAGATTAAATGTAAAAATAATGATTTGAATGTATCGAATCTAGCATTTTCTTTACAAGAGTTTATGAACAAAGATATTGTTGATAACAATGACTTTACAATACATTTAGATAACATCAGACACATCAAAAATAACAATGGTGACATTTATGTTCTATGCTCTAAGAATACTAAAGCGAACTATGAAAACATAATTTCTAAATTAGAAGATAAACTAGCTGAACTTGGATTGAATGTTGAATCATTTTATTTTATATCCGAAACATTCTTTAATAGGGATGAAGATGATATAGTTAATACCAAAGCTAAGATATTAGTACAACACTTAATAGGATTTAAAACAGAAGATAATAAATTCACTCATACAGAATTAAAAAGATATGATACAATTTATTACTATGATGATGAGGATCGTGTTATAGAACTAGCAAAGAACGCTAATAATGTACTTGAATATTTAGTTTCTAATTCGGAAGATATGGTAAAAGATAGAGTAAAAGAAATTGTTAGAAATAATGATTGTGAGCTTTACGTAAACAAAGTAACTTTCAATAAGTTAAATCCATTTTTAACAACTAAAGTAAAACTCGAATGGCAAAATATAATAAAAACATTCGAAAGTTTCAAATACAAAAAAGGACTCTAAGAGTCCTTTTTTATTTTTTAGCATTCATTGCATTCTTAATCATATCATTAAGTTGTTTGTTATTCATAATAGCACCTTCTTCTTTATCCTCAGGTACTTCTTCTTTAACATTCTCAATCTCAGTATAACCCATATCATTTCTAAGAGTTTTGTAAAACTTCTCTAACTCAGTTCTTTGATTAGATAAAAATTTACCATTCTCACGTATTTGCCCAATTGTTTGATTGACAACCTCGTGCATTCTAGCAGAGTTATCACCGTTATCAACTTGTCTTAACTGTGATAAGAAATTCTTTCTTGTCATTTTAGATAAAAATACTGCTTCAGCATAAACATTGGCATCCTCTTTCATCTTATTTTGAATATATGGATGATCCTTTAATTGCGGAACATCACTTAAATATAAATCAACAAGCGATTCCAATACATCCATAGATTGATTAACCGATACAGTTATATCGCTATCGTAGTCATATAATTCAATTTCACCAAGATCCGGTAAATCCTCAGGTTTCGCTAAATGATTCGCTATATTAAAATCATTATTATTTTCTGCTTGAATTAGATCAAACTCATCTTTTAATCTAATCTTTTCATTTTCAGCCTTAGACATGTTATTCTGTTATTTTTTCTATATTAGAAGTTACTTCACTAACTCTTTTATTCTCTCTAAGGAATTTACGAATAAGGTTATTAACCAGTTTCGACTTATTCACCATCTTAGAATCACAATAATCATTTAAATCATTGTATAAATCTATATCAACTGAGAACCCAGCCTTCACTTTATTAATACCTAATTTCCTTCCCATAATACATATATATTATGTTTAAAATATGAATTTTTTCCACTTTTAATTAAAAATATATAAATTATGGCAGAAGCAAAAGAAAAGCAGATGGTATTCACTACAAAATTAGTGGACGATGCTACGGATAAGATTAATGACGGTGTTGTAGTCAAGAGATATCAGAACCCTTGGTTAAAAGGAGAAGTTGGTATTAGAAGGTCAGGTGTTACATTTAAGATGTCACCGGCAGAACAACAAGAGTATATTAGATGCGCATTAGATATACATTACTTTACTGAACAGTATTGTAAAACAAAGAGAGAGGACGGTAGTGTTGGTAGTATAACACTTAGGGATTATCAAAAAGAAATACTTGATAACTTCGTTAATAGTAGGTTTAACATATTAATGGCGAGTAGGCAGGTTGGTAAAACGATTTCATCAGCAATATTTATATTACATACGATATTATTTAACAATGATAAAAATGCGATGATAGTAGCGAATAAAGGAGATACAGCAACCGAGATTGTTGATAAAATAAAATCTATCTATACATTAGTACCTTTCTTTTTAAAACCAGGTATTAAAGTATGGAATCAAAAATCATTAACATTCGAAAACGGATGTAGAATTAAAACATCAGCACGTAGTAAGACTCCAGCAATTGGTTTTACGATTGATTTACTTTACTTAGATGAGTTCGCACATATCCCATCAAACATTATCGAACCTTACTATACAGCTGCATTCCCGGTTACATCGGCTGTACAAAACTCAAAGATTATAATAACTTCTACACCGAATGGTATGAACTTATTTCATAAAATTCTTTCAGAAGCGGAAAGACCAGAGGGAGATCCACTAAAGAATAACTACAAAGCAATGCGTGTTTATTGGCACCAGGTTCCGGGTAGGTTTGTTACTTATCTTAGATTAAATGATAATAAACTATTTGAATATGGTGTTACGAAAGAACAAATATTTGATAGAGTAAGAGAATTCTATCCTGAAAGTGTAACAAAAACAACAATGTATTATAATCAGGATTTCCAAAAGAATATAATCTCAGTGTTTAACAATGCACAATGCACTGATGAAGATGTTAAACAATTAACGTTCATTGATAGTAAAGGACACGAAGTTCCATTAAGAGCATTAGGTGAATTAACAACTTGGAAAGAAGAAGCGGTAAAGGATATTGGAGGTGAAGATGCATTTAACCAAGAATATGGTTTAAGATTTATTAACTCTAGTAAATCGTTATTGAATGAAAGTATAATAGAAGAATTATTAAATAGTAAGAAGAATTATGTCTTCGAAGAAATATCCGAATTTGAAAATAAAATTAAATTTAGTTACAATGATTTGAAATGGGTTGATGATCCGGATGTATTCTCACCAATAAATCGAAATGATTTCAAGATATTAATGTCAGTCGATATAGCAGAGGGATTGGGACAGGATTATTCAATTATTAATATGTTTAGGATTAGTGAAAAGCCTAGAGAACTTATTGAAGTACAAAAAGTTAAATATAAATCGATTGTCGATTTCTTTAAACTAGAACAGATAGGACTATTTAGGAGTAATTTAGTATCTGTTAAACAATTGGCTGAACTATTATATATGATAGCCTTTGAATATTTCAATCCAGATAACGTTAAAATTGTATTGGAGTTAAATAACTATGGTAACACATTATTAGCTGAATTACCACACGTATTAGATGGTAATAATGACTATGGATCATCTGTTTTCTTTAGATACAAACATAGAGTTGATGCACCAGAGGAAAAAGTTGGACTTAAAGTTGGTGAGAATAAAAACTTATTGGTTAAAGACTATCAAGATTTAATGTTGAGCAAAGGATTCTTAGTAAACAATGAAGATACAATTAGAGAAATAACAACATTTGTTAAACACACAACTACTGCTGGTAATACAAGATACGCAGGTGATGGTAACGCTAATGATGATTGTGTTATGTCAATTGTCAACCTATCTTCTATCTTTGAAAAACACGAATTTAAAGAAATGGTTACTGAACACTTTGAGAGATTTTGTAGCACAGAATTTAAAAACTATGTTAATGAGTGTTTAAATAGAATGGATTATGTCGAAGGTGTTGATTATGGTCAATTACTTAGAATAAGAAGGGATCATTTAAACAGACAAAAGGCATATAATCCTGAAAGCAATATAAATTGGTTCAACAGTAATAATAATAGATAAAAAAAAATCCCTCAATTGAGGGATTTTTTTATTCATTAACTTCCATTGTAACTGATAATCCAGCACCTTGTAACTTTTCTTTCATTTCAGTAATAGTTTCTAAATCACCATACTTAACATCACAAACTCCATTGTTATGAACAATTTGAGCGCATTGCTCAGCCTGATTCGAATCGTGTCCGCAAACTGATACTAAGCAATTGATAACATGATCAAATGAATTATGATCATCATTGTGTAATAAGAGTCTATAAGGTTTTGCTAAAATTGCATCTACTTGACTCTCTGTTTGTTCCCTTGTAATTGTTGCCATTATTTTTAAAAATTTTTTTATTTATTTATTTCTTTTATAACTCTTCCTATATATCTATTTCCAAAATTGATACCACTTCTTACCAATTAACTCTTTTAATAACGCTTCTCTTTTACAAGAAGCGCAATAAAGTTTTTTTGTTATAGTGTAATATGGTAGTGGAAGTGCATTACTTAATCTAATTAAAGCTTCATCATCATAATCTTTTCTATCAACTTCAATTATTTCTGTGCAAGTACCTACACGACACTTTGTTAATACCATTCTTTTCTCCATTAGTTTTTAACTGGAATAGTTATCATTCGTCTAACATCATATATTAAAACATCACATTTTTGACCCTTTGCCCATTCAGCAAATCTATCAATGTGTTCTTCTCTATCATCAAACATAATGAATTCAGTTGGCTTAACTTCATCGATTAATTTTTCAAATAATCTTGATTTAAAATCAAATGTATCAATACCTGTATTTAAGTAAACACCATCAAAAGATAGTTTGTTAGCATCTAATATAGCATTAACTTCATTTTTAAGTGAAACTTTTCTGCTATCAAGTCTTCCGGTTGCTAAGATAACGTGGTTATCAGCACCAAAGTATTTTAAGTATTCATCGTGTACAAATCCATTAAGCTTAATATCGAATATATTCATATCCAATGTTTCAGCTTTACCCCACCATCCTTTATGTGGCCATTCGGTACCTGTTTTTTCTTTCCAAACATCCTTACCATCTTCTGGTTTTGGTGTATCGAAAAGTGTATCATCAAAATCAAAACTAACTAGCTTTCTCATATTCATATCTTCTTTCATACTGCAAATATATAACTATTAAATGAAAATAGCAAACCCAAAGTTTATATATATCAAAAAAAGATTATTGTTATGAAGTATGATATAAAAACTATTTTAGTTCTTGTATTTCTTGTTGGCACTATTTTATTCGGATACATGTGGTATTTTGGAGATAACGGTGGTAAGAAAGAAATAAAAGAATTGAACGAAAAGTATTCTAAATTAGAAGAAGAAAAGAAGGTAAAAGACTTAGAAATTGCTAGATTGAAAAAGAGTTTTGATGAGAAAGATGCATTGGATAAAAAACTTCAAGCAGAAATCTTAATTGCTAAAAACGAAACTGCTAAAGCTATTAAAACAGCCAACGAATCTAAAGCTCAACTTGATAAGTTAAAAGTAAGTTTAACGAAGACTAAAAAAGAAATAGAAGCGTTCGAAAAGAACCCACCTAATAGAGAAGGTGATGCGCTTTTAATATCTATAAAAAATCACACAAAATAATATGAGAAAGTTATTAGCACTTGTAATGTTAATGTTTAGCACATTAGCATTCTCACAACAAAAAGAAATTGACTATCCTAGATATGAAGTGGATTCACTTGGACAAAAAGTTGTTGTTATGACAGTACGACAAGCAATGATATTAGATAATAATAGTGACTTATTAATTCTTTTAAAGAAACAAGTTCTTGAAATGAATGAATACGAGGATATTTGTATAAAAGTTATAAATGAAAAAGATGTTGTCATATCTAAAATGACTATTCAAATTTCTAAGCTAGAAAAGGATATAACTGTTAAAGATGATAAAATAAAGATACTACAAAATGAAATACTAGCATTAGTAGCTAAATTAAAATTATCAGATGAACAATTAGCTAATCGTGATGAAGTTATAAAGACAATGGATAAGCAAATGAGTAAATTAAAGACTAAAATGATTATTGGAGGTATAGGCGGTGGCGCTCTTATCGTTGCATTAGTATTAGCATCGGTACTACATTAAAATAGGTATAAAAAGTAGATTATAATATTAATATATAAAAATAAAATAAACATTTAGAAAATGAAACATGTTAGAAATTACGAAAAGTTTCGTGTTAAGAAAAATAGAGAGGACATCATAAAAGAATCAGTTTTACAAGTTAATGATATTTACAAAGTAAAAGCTATGATTGATATTCCACAATCTATAATTAACCAATACGTTAAAAAGGTTAAAGACACAACTGGAAAAAATCTTAAAACTTTCTTTGGAGATGTTGATATTGCAGAGGAAATCGTTAAATGGGTTACTATGAATTTCATCGATGTTGATAAAATTCCAGGTGGTGCATTAATGGGTGGACAAACACAAGCTCAAGCTGAACCACAAGCACAACCACAAGTACAGGCTCAACCGGAACCTCAGGCTCAAACACAAGCACAACCAGAGGCTCAACCACAAGTTCAAGTACAAGTTGATGGACAAAGCGAATTCGAAGAGCCACAAGCTCAGGGACAAGCTCCAGCACAAGGTGAAGAGGAAGAAGAGGAAGAATTACCTCTATAATAAATAAAAAAACCCATCTTATGATGGGTTTTTCTTGTTATAATTCTCTAGGAATTTAGATTCTTCAACACTAAGTTTATCAACTCCAACTTCCAATATTCTATCCAATACTTCGTCTATATCTAGCTTTGTATTATTCTCAGTTTTAATCTTATCAACTTCTGATACTTCTTGTGGTCCATACATACCTCTTTTCAAATCCTCTGTTTTAATCTTAAAAGTAGTTTCAAAATACTCACGAGAGAACAAGAAACCCATAACATTAACAGTGTCATTTATACCTTCACCATGATATGCTTTAATAGCATTAATTAATTGCTTAATAATACTCTCATCAACAGACTCTGATGTATAAATACATCTTTCATCTTTAAAAACTGCTATATCTTTTTTATCAATCATATACATTACTGTAACGACTTCCCCGTCATAATAAGTGTTTAGCGTAACGGTATTATTTATTCTATTCAAGAAAGTAGAGTTTTTAATATCATCTAATATATCCTCAAATACCGAGTTTACAAGATTTATATATTCTTCTCTTTCTTTCCTACTATTTCTTACTGTTAAGAAATGACATAGCATAAAACCCATATAGAATGCCAAAGCTGCAACACAAATCAAAACAATATTATAAACCATATACTTCTTTTCTAATTTTAATAATTAAACTATTTATTAATTCTTTATCTACTTTTTCTGGTAAGTTAGAGTTTTTATACAATCCGTTGATTATAACCAACTCACTCTCAACATGTTCAATCAATGTACGTAAATCAACCTCACCACGTCTAATAGCTAATAATTCTTCGGCATTATCTCGTCTAACAATAACACCTTTACCCTCAGCAATCTCTCTTGACATACCAACCAATCTGAAACAGTGCATTAAGTTTTTACCATCAATTTTTTGATTGTGATTTTTAACATCAACATATCTTTGTGTATTTCTCTTCTCTAACCATTCCTCATATTCCGCAAAGTCTTTACAATGTTGTGAATAACCATCTTTGTTATAAGTAATAATACAAATTGATTCCTGATCTTTCGGAATAGATGATAATCTTAATTGATTAGAAACACCATAGTTTACTTTACCTGAATCATCAGCATCACCAACTTTTACAAGTCCTTTATATCCAAATCCAAGTGGTAAACCAGCGGCAAGCAAAATAGTTTTAGCGGAATTAGCATGAAAAATTTGTTCTTCTGTAACCAATTCACCACCGAAGCAGTTATAAGCACCAGAGTCGTAATACAAAGCATACACATCTTTAGCATTTGGTACGTTAACAGCACCAATAAATTTTTCATCATATAAACCATTATTCCATTTTCTCCAAGGAATTGATTTTTCACCTTTAATTACATAACAGAAATCAAGAATGTCTTTTCTTACAATTCTATCGTTCTCCCAGTTTTGTTTTTTATCTAAACCTTCTGCTTTACCGATTTGAGTTTTAGCATAACCACCTAATGTATTACCACATTGTTTAGTTAAGAATTTATCTCTGTTAGCTAAGATTTCATCGAAAGCTGGATCCTTGTAAACGATACAGTCTTCCGGTGTGTTAAGAAGTTCTAAAATATTAGGGTTATTAATACCACACATTTCTAGGAATCTTCTAATTTCATAAATAACGATATCATTTTTATCATCATTTATTTGCTCTACATATTTATTCCCTAATATATCTTCGAGTGGTTGAATAAACACACCACCAAAATCCATATCAGAGGTTTCAATATTTGTCCCATAAGAATGGGAACCCCTTATAACAAGATACAATGGTTTAGAACCAGGTGCCTTACTTTCTATTAAATTTAATAACTCTTCTTTCATATTCATAATTTATACAAAAGTAATAAAAAAAGTTTGTAAAAACACCATGGTTGTATAAAAACTACTTGAATTTTTTCTTCAACTCAGATAAATCTTCTAAATACATATCTTTAACATCTGTATCTTCCAATATCTTAATCTCTTCTTTCTTTTTACCGAAATCTTCTTTAAGTTTAAGAAAAACTTCTTTAGTTAATGAGTAGATAGGCATTCTCAATAAATAATCATAAGAATCATCTATCTTATCGAATTTTAACTTCTCAATTGATAAGACAATTTCTTGTTTAGGAACATTATTTACTTTCAATTTATTATCAAGTATTGCTTTAATAAACTTACCTCTGTTGCTTAAAGAAACCAATTCTCTATTCAACTTCTTCAATTGAAATTCTTTTCTAACATCATAGAATTTAAGTCTGAAATCTATGAAGTATCTTATTATATCCTCTACTGATTCAAATATTTTTAGTTTACCGAACTCATCTAATGTAGAGAATATTTCGGTTGATGATTCTTCTAATTTAAACATTTTAATTATCTTAGAATCATCCATTCCCTCTAATACGGCTCTATTAAGTTTAATAGTGTAATCAATGTTATCTTTACAATTATCATCATAAGATACTATATCTTTATTATCAACCAATTTGTCTAATAATTCCTCATATCTTTCATATGTTAAAGACGGTGGTAACTCAGTAATCTTAATAGTTGATGTATTTACTCTTTGGAATTTACCTCTTATAATCCATCTTTTGTTATTGGATTCATCTTGAATAAATTCACCAGTAAATTCGTTTAATGATGGCTTAACACCACTTATTTTTTTACCGTTTAATACTTTAACACAAGAGTCGATAATGCTTTTAGCATCTCTGTTTAAAATGTTTGAAGAGAATCCAACTGCAATACCAGATGATCCGTTTACTAGAACCATTGGAATGATTGGTAAAAAATAATTTGGTTCGATTGTTTCACCTTCTTCTTCTTTGTAAGTAAGAAGGTCGAAGTCTTTGTATATTAGTCTAAAATTATCAGTTAATTTAGTACCGATATATCTAGCTGCTCCTGGTTCTGTTGATCTAAGTGATCCGAATTGTCCATCTTCTAAAAATAAAGGAGCGTTGTTTTTAAATTTTTGCGCCATTGTTATAATGGTTGAATCTAATGAGCTACTACCGTGATGATACATCATATTTGATGCTACTATACCCGATAATTGGAATATTTTAAGTGCTTTTTCATTTCCTGTTTTCCAAACTTGACTTGATGCTTGAACTATCTTCCTTTGTCCTGCTTTAAACCCATCTATAACTGAAGGAATTGCTCTATTTTCTATTACATACATAGCAAAACCCTTATACTCATTGGATAAAAAATCCGTTATCGTTTTTTCTGTTTTCATATTTTATATATATAAGAAAAATTGGCGTTGGTTAAATGAAAATCATAAAAAAATTTGAAAATTTCATATTAGAATTCAAGGAAACTGAGAAAAACACACCTATATTATTCAAGGATGATAACTTAGAAGTTAAAGTTGTAAAGACGTTTGATGCTTGTGCTGAACAAGGTAAGGGTACTAATTGGTGCTCAAATTATAAAAGTGGTTATTATATGCATTCTGGCACAGCTAATATGTTCCGATTTAATTTCAAAGATGGATATAAATTGAGACTTACTTGGGATTATGTTCGTGATAGTGGAACACACTGGGGACAAGGTGGAATCGTAAATGGTGTTTTAAAAAGATATGATTACATTTTCCCAAAAGATGCATCGGAACCTTTTTTATTTGATTATAAGAAAGGTGATAACCTACAAGAAATGGTTGATAGAATAGAAACTATACCACAAGAAGTAATAGATATAGTACATAAATATCAAGAAACACATTCAGTTGAAAAGTCTGCTAATTTAAATAAGATGTATGATGAAGTTTCTAAAATTGAAGTAATTGGTTTAGAAAAAGTGGAAGAAACTTTGGAATATTTTCTTGAAGATAACGAAGTGAAATATATCATAACTATCAAGTATTTGGGTAAAAATTACAAAGTAAAATGTACCTACGAAAAAGATTACGAAACGGATAAATACACATTTGATAACTTCCGACACAGTAAGGAATTTAAACGTGATTTTAAAAATGATATGGCTCTTAATAATGAAATTTTAGAAGTTTATCTAAGTGATAAAACAAAAGAATTCGCTAAAAGAAATAATATAAGTTTATGATTAAAAGATTCGGTGATTTCATATTAGAATTCAAGGAAACTGAGAAAAATACTCCAGTTTTATATAAGGACGATAACATAGAAGTTAAAGTCGTTAAAACTTTTGATGCCTGTGCTGAACAAGGTAAAAATACCGAGTGGTGTTCGAATGATAAAAGCGGATATTACAGACATAGCAAAACTGCTAATATGTATAGATTTAATTTCAAGGATGGTTATAAACTAAGACTTACTTGGGATTATGTAAATGATGCTGGTACACATTGGGGACAAGGTGGTGTTGTAGATGGTGATAGACAATCCTATGTTTATATATTCCCTAGAGATTCTGACGAGCCATTTTTATTCGATTATACATTAGATGATAAGAAATCATTAGTAAAGCGAATAGAATCTATACCACAAAATATAATAGATATAGTACACGACTATCAATCTAAACATTCTATTGATAAATCGGCTAATATGAATACAATGTATAATGAAATTAGTAAGATTAAAGTTACGGGTGTTAAAATGAAAGAAGATAGTTCTATTGAAGTGTTAAAAGTAAGTGTTAAATATAAATTTAACGATTATGATGTAAAGATGTATAAAATGGGTAATATATTCAAAGTAAGAAGTTATGGCGAATTATCTAATGACTTTAAAAACCCAACAGCTATTTTCGGTAGTGATGAAACACTAAGTAAATATTTAATAGATAAAACAAAAGAATTCATTAAGAAAAATAATATTAATTTATAATGATAGTTAAGAAATATGATCAATTTCTTTTATTAGAAAAATACGATAAAAATATAAGACAAACTCTTATAGATATGGGTGTTACTGATAAAGAAGAATTGGAAAACCAAATAGCAATATCTAAGAAAGGATATTTAGCAAACTACTTACACGATAAAGGTGAGAGGTTTACTTTTGGTATATTAAAAGCTATTTTTCAAGATGCTATTGTTGCTAAAAAAAGAACTAATTTAAAGAAAGGTATTTTCTCAATAATACCAAGAGTATTACCATTAGCATTAATACCATTCTTTCCTACACTTGCTATTCTAGGTACTATATTTGGATCATCAAGACTTGCTCATAAAGTATTTGATATTGTATTTGATTACATAAACCCACATTCTAAATATACGGACTTCTTAAAGAAAACAGTTGATACATATATGAAACTTCCAGAGGGTAGTGTTAATTTAAAAGATAGATTTTCAAGAGCTTTCGTAGTTTCTGATAGACTTATAGATGCATTGAAACCTGAAGTAATCAATGAGTTTACTGACTTCGTTGTGGATAAAATGAATAATGAAGATGATAACACTGATGTACCTCTTCATTATATTGAAAACGAGTTAAAAGAATATCTAAATAATAATTTTAATGTAAATCCTAAAATACCATTAAGATAAACTTTCAATCATTTCTTTAAATTTATCAACAAGTATAGAGATATTAGTATATTTATCACAAAACACTAGTAAACATTCCGAATCAGTCCAGACTTCTCTTGGCTTATGCGTATTGAAATATGCAATACTATCACCTAATTCTTTACTCATCTCATCATAAGCCATATTTTTAAATCCCTTCTCACCTGAACGTGATGAGAATTTATCAGGTGCGAAATAATCACTCAATGCTTCACCAACATCAGAATAGTTATCTTCTATCATTTTATCAAAAATAACTCTAAAGAATTTTTTAGCATTGTTACTTTCTTTATAATCATCGAATGCTTTATTTAAATCAGAAATCATATCAACATAAGAACTATCTGAAATATTATAATCAACCATATATTCCGAAAAAAGAGAATCGAATTTATATTTTTCGCTTTCATATTTACTAGAAACATCAGCAATACTAGCCCATAAATCCATACACGGTGCTACACTAAACTTAGCATTATCATATGGTATTACATAATAATAATAATCACCAAATGAACTTGTTAAAATAGGTTTAGATATAAATATGATAGACTCCGCTCTTTTACAGAAGCCTTCCCAAGATGGTAAATTATCCATTAACAACGAATGATGTTTGGATGAAACACCGCTAATTTCATCTTTAAATGGCTCTCTTATATGTAACTTTGGATTAATGTATGTATAATTACCATCAAATGTATTCTTGGCTCTTTGTAAATAAATAGGATTAGCAAGCCAATTAGTACATTTTTCTTTTAAAATCTTATTAAACTCATCCTTATTTAATTCAGCAGTTCTGCTTTCAAATAATTTAAAATATTGTATTTTTTTCATATACTATATATTATATTTGCACATCTTTAATATATAAGAAATGGAAAAGGTTTTAATGAGAAAGTTAGGAACAGAAAAAGTCAAGGTTTTAGATAAAAACTTCGACTCATTATATGAGAGGTATTCTGAAAAAGCAAAAGCACAAGGATGCCTTGGTGAACTTAAATTCATCAAGGAGCATAGTATGGTTTTGATATATGTTATTATTTAGGTAGATTATCGCTGTAACAAAGGCAAAAACACGCTATTATAAAAGTAGCGAATGCTGTCACAACCGGCATTTCAACATCGTCACCTTTAAAATAATTACAATCAATTAAAGTACCCAACGAAAGGCTAGAAGCCATTAGTATTATGCCCAGTATTCTTATATTTCTCTTCATAATCTATATATAAAAAAAGAGAGCGCACAGCTCTCTTTTTTTTATTTAAATTCAGTTTCAAGTACTTTAATAATTTCCTTTATTGTTTCATCCTCTAAATCTGTTCGTCTTACTAAATCATCGAAACCGATACTAAGAACGCTCTTAGCAGTATCACATCCTATACCTTTAAGTATATCAATGATCCAACCATCAATCTCATCCGAGAAGTCGTCAATTAACACATCATCGACATCAACATTATCAGCGAAAACATTAATCTTATAACCTGTCAATTTACTAGCTTGTTTGATATTTAATCCGTTTCTACCAATCGCTTTAGAAAGCTCACTAGGTGGTAAAAATACGTTAGCTACTTTCTTATCTTCATTAATATCGATACTCGCTTTAGCTTGTCCCAATGCTCTTAGTATATACAAGTTTGTATTTGTTGTATAGTTGATAATATCAATTCCCTCATTACCCAATTCTTTAACAATATCACGTATTTTAGAACCTCTTGAACCAACACAAACACCTACAACATCCAATCTATCATCATATGACTCAACTGCTACCTTTGATCTAACACCAGGTTCTCTAGTAATAGATTTAATAACAATTAAACCATCGAAGATTTCAGGAATTTCTTCTTCGAATAATCTTTCTAAGAATGTGTTAGATGTTCTAGATAAGACAATTGAGATGTTGTTATTTCTCATAACAACATCAGATACAACAGCTCTAACTGTATCACCTTTTCTAAAGTAATCAGAACCTAATTGCTCAGTTCTAGGTAATACCATTTCAGTACCATCTTCATCTAATACAATTACTTCTTTTCTAAGAACTTGGTAAACTTCACCAACAATAATAGTATTCTTACGATCTTTATACTTATCAAATAAACTTTCTTTACTAATATCTAAAATTTTGGATTTTAATACTTGTCGCAATGATGATATAGAACGTCTACCAAAATCCGATATTTTTATTTCATCAGAAAATTCTTCACCTACCGTAAAGTCAGACTCTATTTTAAGTGCTTCTGAAAGTTTTATATGTAAATTATCATCAAATTCTGCATCAGCATCATCAACGATAACTCTATTTCGCCATATTTCTAAATCTCCTTTATTTGGATTAACAATGATATGAAAGTTATCAAAACTACCGTATTTTTTAACAATAATAGTTTTAAAAACATCCTGCATTACCTTACCCATAGTTTCCTTGTCAATGTTTTTAACATCTTTTAACTCAGAAAAAGATTCTATTAAATTTATATTATCCATAATAGTTTTTATTAGTTTTTATTAATAATTATAAAAAAGTTGTATAAAATAAAAAAGATGCACTAAGCATCTTTTTTATCATCGAAAATATTATTAATTTTCTCATTTCTAATATATTGCGTTTTAAGTTCTTCTATTGTAGATATCCAATTGTTTTTAACATCCTCAACATAATATTTATTATCATCAAAAAAGTTACCTACAGAAGTTCGCCCAATACGAAACTTATAAATATATTCAAAATGCTCTGTGTTGTAACAATCTTCAACACACTTACCTACAAATATAACTGGTAAATCTGTTACTTCTCTTATATATGATAACAAATGTCCATAATTCTTATCAACCTCAACTATAATTAAATTGACTCTGAATATATTTTCAGTTATTAACTCAGGTATATCTTTATATAAAAAACATTCATGTGTCTTAACCGAACAGTATAAATTACCTCGTTTAATTACTAAGCAATTATAACCCATTATATCATAGTAATCAATGATTTTAGCTATAGTACCCCAACCATCTGACATAGATGGTTGGGTGCTTTTAGCAACAAATAGGGTATTTTTACCGAAATCTATCATTAGTACTTTTGTTTAATCTCAGTATATCCAACATAGATGAATAAGAATGAGAAGATTGCTAAGATATAAAAAGCATTCATAAAGGAAAACACCATCAAACCAATACTAGCAACGATACTCAAAACACCGTTTATCTTTCTACCAATAGTTGGCTTTGTTAAACTCTGAATAATTGCTTTCGAAATTCTACCACCATCCATAGGAAATATAGGTAACATATTGAATACGAAGAAGTAGAAGTTCATAGTTGTAAACAACACAATGAAATCAGAACTACCAACATATAATCCATATGCATAACCCAATAATGATAACACAAGATTCGATAATGGTCCAACAACAGAAATAAGAATAGTATCCTTATATGATAGACGATCCATTTCAATACTAGCACCACCTACAAGAAAGTCGATAAATACGTGATCCACTTTATAACCACGTTTAGTAGCTACATGAGCGTGTGCTAATTCGTGTACTAACACAGATATAAAAATAGCGATAAATGTAGCGGGTCCTGCTAACAAAAAGATAAAGAACCAATATTTTAAATATACTGGTGTACCCATAAAATCAAATAACTTAAAAGCGTTTTTCATATAAAAATTTTTTTGCAAATGTAATCATAATAATTAGATGATACCTAATATTCTCAGAGAATTATTTTTAATTCTTTTTTCAAACTTTATTAAAAATCGAGAATATCAATTGAACATTAAAAATTAAAAAAATGAATTTAGGAAAAGATTTTAGAAAGTACGCTATGAGCGAAGGCATCTCAGGAATGAATATGCACTATTTTGAAAAGAATTTAGAAAATTCTTTAACACCGTACATTCTTGAAGAAAGAAGTTTAAATGTTACTCAAATGGACGTTTTTAGCCGACTTATGAGAGAAAGAATGTTATGGGTAACTGGTGTAGTAAATGAGAATATGTGTGATATTGTACAAGCGCAATTAATGTATCTTGATTCTATTGAGAAAAAAGATATTAAAATGCAACTTAATACACCGGGTGGTTCTGTATTACATGGATTAGGAATTGTCGATGTAATGAGACATATTAAGTCAGATGTAGAAACTGTAAACACTGGGCTTTGCGCTAGTATGGGTTCTATCCTTTTATCATCTGGAACAAAAGGTAAAAGAGCGGCACTTAACTTTTCAAGAGTTATGATTCACCAAGTTAGTTCAGGTGCATCAGGACACGTTGCAGATAACCGTATCTCACAAAAAGAATCTGAAAAATATAATTATATACTTTTCAAAATGTTAGCACAGAACTCCGGAAGAGACTTTCAAGAAGTTTTGGAAAGTGCAAGACGTGATAATTGGTTAAACTCTAAAGAATCATTAGACTTCGGATTCATAGATGAGATTTATATCGATGAAGACAAAGCAACATCAATAACTACTCTTATGGAAGGTTATGATGAATACTATGAGAAAGAAATAAGATAAAAATAAAAACCCACTCTAAATTAGAGTGGGTTTTTTATTAATCATCTAGTGTACACACAGGACACTGTTCTTCTCCATTACCATCACAAGAATAACAATCTAGTCTACCATCACCATCACAATTATCACAAGGTATTTTATCACCATCACATTCTGGACAACTAACCGGCTCTCCTTCACAAAATTCGCATTCTGGATTATTACCATCACATTCAGGGCAAGTAACTGGCTCTCCTTCACAAAATTCACACTCAACATACCCATTAGTACATTCTTCACAGTCTATATTACCTCTACCATTACATTCTTCACAGTCTATATTACCTCTACCACCACAAGTATCACAATCATGATAACCCACGGTACTTTCTAATTCATAATCATATTCACCATCAGGATCATTACAAAGAACACCTAAACGGATATTAATAAACTTAACAGTATCCACAAAAGGATAGAATCTATAATCAACTCCTGTTTCATCCAATTGAACCGTAATAAGAATGTCATCACGATTTGTAATAACAGTATCACCTAACATAAGATTACCCATAGCAACATAATCCTGAGATGCTTTATAATAAAAATTATTTTTCTTAGCATATTCTTTAAACAATTCTTCATCAGCAGAATTATTCGTGTATATCCTATCCATTATATTTCTGTTCTTATCATCAAACCATAAGATTGCTCTTCCAATTATACCATAATTACCGTGTAATATAAGCATCGATATATTAGTATTCTGAACATAAATATCCAAATATTCTTGACATCTTGTATATTTCATACAAGAGCTACCAAGACTTCCGCTTTGAGAGTTATATTGAGTATGTAAATAATATTTTCTAATCTCTTCACCTTTAACAACTTCAAACTTATCAAATAACCCCTGTCTAACCTCTATCTGAGCTTTATACTTATTAACAAAATCTTCTAACTCAACATTGTTAAAATCAACACCAGCTTTTCTTAACATAGAACTAGCGAATTTACCTATTTTAAATTCCATTGCTTTATAATCACCAACATAAGGAGATAATGTACTTTTAAGTACAATTGCATTACACTCTTCTCCCTCATCATCATCACTATGATCAGAATACTTAAATTTTACTTGATAAAAAACACTTCCAGATGTTAATAGATAATTATAATATCTATTTGATCCTTCGAAAAGTTGTTTAGCTTCTAACTCACTCAATGTTTTAACAATTGTACATATTGTTCCCGCTGATGGTAATCTATTATTAGGTATTTCTCTACTAAATTTAACACTACTATTAACACAGTAATAAAGACTTTGATTTTCCTCATTTTCATTAATAATGTATTTAATATCTTTTACTCTATCATCCGGTACAAACTTAATAAAGTTCTTATTATCATCAATATCAATATAATTTGTATTAATATCAACTTCAGTATCCACTAATTTAAGTAGCTCAGAACTTATTTTCGTATCTATTTTTGATAAAACTTTTTTAAATCGAGGTAAATATTGTATATTTGCCTCTAATAATAACTCGAATTGACTTTCGTTCAGAAAGTCTGTATATCTATTAACCTTTTTCATAAAATATATATTAAATTTTAATTATGACATTAAATAAACAAAAATACAAAGGTGTTGAGAAAAGTCTACCGAATATAAATATCGATGAAGTAGATATGATATACGTAACTAAAACGGATACACTAGCATTCCAAGAGTCTTCACCAATGTTCTTATTTGCTTATCAGAATAACATCTATATTGGTATATGTCATTTATTTAAGCTTTCATTATTTAGCGACTTTGAAGACTTGGATAATAATTTTAGCGAGTTATGTCCAGGTGAGTTAGAATTTTTGATATTAGAAGAACTTGATCCAACATATTACTTATTTGATTATGATAAAACTATGCAAGGTGACTTGGATGAATTTTCTGATTATGAATTGGATTTAATAAAAAATTGGAATAGAGAATTAACTTTAAATAAACTATTGAGTAAATAAAAATTATATATCTTTGTAAAAAATTAAACTATGTTAAGTAAAAGAGAACAGCTATTAGCAGAACAAGAAAGAATTAAATTAGAGTTGGAGAAATTGGATAATGTTAAATCCGCAATTACTCCATTAGAAGATTATACAGATGAACAGAAAATTGATTTTTTCGATGCTCTATATAAAATGTCAGAAAATGTTGTTAAAGAGATGGAAGATACCGGCTTCGATAATGATGATAATCACAATTGGTTCTATGAGATGGGTATGTCTGTACTTAATCTTAAAGATACTTCTGCTATGTGGAAATATATAAACACTTTAGCATAATGAATAAATTTGAAAGATTATTAAAACGTATAGACAGTATCGCACCAGATCCTTGGTACATCGATGGTGTTAAACAAGCTAGACCGGTAACACAACTTGGTTGTGTTATTGGTATGATAATTGGCTTAATAGCTTTTTTTATATTTAAATAAAAATGTTTAGGTACGACGAATAATATGTCGTACCTTTGCACAGTAATAATAAAACAAATAAAATGATTTACAAAAGATTAAAATACCCAGATGGTGGAATTTATGCTCAAATCGATGATTTCACCAATCCAGTTATCACAGAGAGAATAAATACCTATGAGGATTTATTTTTTATCAAATCACTAAAAGAAGCTTGTGATCACAATTTAGTTGAAAACGTAGAATTGGTTATACCTTGTATGTTTCAGCAACAACACGATAGAAGATTTAATGAAAATGAATCTTTCGAACTACAAATCGTGTCTGAATTTATAAATTCTTGCAATTTTTCAAAAGTACACGTTTTTCATCCACACTCTGATGTAACACAAGGTTCTCTAAAAAGAGCACGTATTATTGATAATAGTGATTTCGTATCTAAAGTATTAGAAGACATCGGTTCTAAACCAATTCTATTATCAACTGATGGTGGTTCATATAAATGGATCAATAAATTAGCAGATAAATTAGACTACGAAAGCGAAGTTTATGGTGCTAGTAAATCAAGAGACCCTCAAACACATAAACTTGTTCAAGTTATCGACAGACAAGATTTTCAAGGAAAAGATATTCTTATCTTAGATGATTTATGTGTATTCGGTGGAACTTTCCTTGGACTTGCTAAGATGTTAAAAGAGCGAAATGTTGGTAAATTATATTTAGCAGTAAGCCACATCACAGTTGAGAATCCAAATAAAGAATTATCTAATCTTTATGATAAAATCTACTGCACAAACAGTAAGTTTGAATCTTATAATTTAGAGAATTTACAAATAATCAAACAATTTAACATATAATATATATGAACTTTTTAGAAATTTATTGGACTGATGTTTATAAAACAGGTCACAAACCAATGCTCCCTGAGGGAAGCACACTTATGTACTCTAACAACACTCCTAGAAGTGGTAAATATAGCAACTGTCCGAATCTTGGTGAAGTTGTTCAGTTTGGGCAACAAAAGTTAACAAGACAAATGAAAACTGATTGGGATAACAACTTCTTCAAAAGACCAATCGAAGAAATTTACAAATTTGGAGAAGATATGACTTTTATGTTGGGGTTATCAGAACCTTATGACGTAACTCACTTTATCGAACTTCATAAACTTGGTTACTTACCGGTTAGAATTAAAGCTCTTAAAGAAGGAACTGTAACACCTTACAAAATCCCATCTTTTACAATTGTAAATACTAAACCTATCAATGGTTATGTAGCAGATTGGATTGTTAACTATTTAGAAACTATCTTATCAGCAGAGTTTTGGCAAGCTCAAACATCAGCTACATTTGTAAGATCTTTGAGAAAATTGGGTAAAGAATGGATTATGAAAACTAATCCAGAAGCAATTGGTTTCTTAGACTTCCAATTTCACGATTTCTCTATGAGAGGTATGGGTGGTAAATCTTCTATCGTAAACTCTGGATTAGGATTCGCAACCGGATCAAGAGGTTCTGATACATTACCTGTTATCCCTGCCGCTAGAATGTATTACGATGAAGTTGAACCTTGTATCAACTCAGTAATTGCATCTGAACACGCTATTATGTGTTCATTAACAGGATTCTTTATGATGAATTCTGATGGAAATTGGAGTAAAGTAGCTGACTTTGAATATGAAATGTTTGTTCACTTACTAAAAAAATTCAATAGCGGTATCTTATCATTAGTAATGGATACATTTGACTTATTCAGAGCTGTAACGGACTATTGTGCAAGAGCTAAAGATATTATTATGGCTCGTGATGGTAAATTAGTAATTCGTCCTGACTCTGGCGATCCTGTTGACATCATTTGTGGTGATAGAGGTGATTCTTGGTTCAGAGAAGATTACAAAGAAACTATCAACGAAGATGGTAAATATGTAGTTGATTACTACGGTAAACTTGATTACAACGAAGGTAAAACTGTTGGAGTAAATGAGTATAAAGGTGTAGTTGAATTGCTTTGGGAAGTGTTTGGTGGAACTATTTCATCTACGGGTTACAAAGTATTAGATTCTCATATTGGCGTTATCTACGGTGATAGTATCAATTACCAAAGAGCTAAACAGATTTTCGAAAGATTAGCTGAAAAAGGATTTGCTTCTACTAACGTTGTTTTAGGAATCGGTTCTTATAGTTTACAATTCGTAACTAGAGATACACACGGTTCTGCTCAAAAAGCAACTTACATCGAAGTTTTTGATAAAGGAATTGAAATCTTTAAAGACCCTGCAACTGATAGCGGTATTAAAAAATCAGCAAAAGGATTGTTAATGGTTTATGAAGAAGATGGTATTATCAAATTGAAAGATCAATGTACCTGGGAAGAAGAAGGACAAGGTTTACTCCAAGTTATCTTCGAAGATGGTAATTTTTATAACCAAACTACTCTAACTCGTGTTAGAGAGTTATTAAACGAAACCATATAAATGGATAGTAAGGAAGAAATTTTTGAAAAAGCTATTGAAGTATGGGGGATTCGCTCCCAACTAGAAATGGCACAGGAAGAAAGCACTGAATTAGCTTTAGCGATTAGAAAATTCATCAGACAACAAAATGATGAAAAGTTTGATGATATGATTGGTGAGATTGCAGATGTGGAAATAATGATTGAACAATTGAAACTAATGTTTCCTGGAATTCAAGAAAAAGTAGATCCAATGAAAGCATTCAAAATCAATAGATTGAAAGAGCGAATAATCGATGCTACTAGACTTCCTGACGAAGAAGTATAACCCAAAAGAGAGTGAGAAATCACTCTCTTTTTATATATAACAAAATATGAGCACATTTGGAAAGAAAGCATTAGAAGTATGGGATTATGATTATAAAGACAAACATAGATTTGTCGCATCCCCTAAGAATATACAATTAGCTATATTAGAAAAATGGTATCCGGTTGGAGAATCAGGCTATTTTAAAAACACTATGACTGAAATTGAAATTTCGGCTTATGCTGAATACACTTCACACTATGGAGTTGTTACAATAGATGAGAAAGGATATTCAATGACTACAAATCCATTAAATCTTAAATTACCTATATTTGAGAGAAATATTACCATAGAAAAATTGCTAAAATAACTTAATATATAAGTTATGAAACATTTAATAAATTATAAGCTATTCGAAAGTAAATTTGTTGACAAAGATGATGTCAATGAATTATTAGATAAAATAAGTT